TGATTGGAGTTCCAGCCATTACCGATTCTGCAGTTGCTAATCCAAACCCTTCGTTATTAGCTATGTTAATTGTTACATCTGCTATATTATAGTTCCAATTTAATTCATGCTGTAATCTTCTCTTTTCTGAAAATATGATATTACAGTTGGGTGCTACTGCTTCAATTACTGCAGGCAAATCAGTACCATTTTCATCAACAGGTTGTGTGTGCATTACTAATACACATTTATCTGCCTTTTCTTTACCAATCTTATCACAAAACTTTTGGAAAGCTACAATAACGTCTGCTGGTTGCTTTCTTCTGATATTACGATTGCTCCAATAAAGAACAAAATCGTATTCCTTACCACCTAAAATTTCTTTACGATATTCAGTTGGTACATCTTCTGGTTTGTAGATATCAGTATTAATACCATGTGGTACATAACTTACTTGCCATGGAGCTTTTGTTTTCCAAGTTGGTTTATCGTTTCTTTGACCTATTCTACTAATGATACCATATGTTTGTCTTGAAATACATCCAATCCAATCACAACTTTCATAGTAATTACGATTGTACATTGGGTCTGGTAAATCATCCCAAATTGCGTAGAATAAAAGTGGAATATTTTGTCTTATTTCATGTTCGATATCATACAACCATGTCCAATAACGAGGGTCAGTAAAGTGTAAGATAGCATCAGGTTGTTCTGCGTTAATTAGTTGTCTAATTAAATCAGCGTTACCATATCCATTCCAAGGTAAAATCTTTACACTAGCATCTGCGATTCCATAATTCTTTTGAATATCTTCGCTTACATCTAATACTCTACCTTGCTCTGGGTGGTTAATTGCTGCACCTACCTGAAACCAATCGTATTTGTGAACTGTCCCTAATACTAATTCTTTGGACATTGTAGCGATACCACTCGCCATTCTTAAATCATCTGAAAGTAACAATATTTTTTTCTTTGCCATAACTAATTTTAAAATTGTGAACCTGAAATTTGTAATTGTAAATACTCATTCATTTCTTTACGGAATTCTTCATCTTTAACATATCTTTCAACAGTTCTATTTACCAACTTTTGAAGGGTAACATCGGAATCAAAAGATACTTTTTTAAATGATGAGTAAACATCTTTCAAGATTTTCACAGTAGTAAGTTTTGTGTTTTCTTGATTCATTGTAATTTTGTTTATATATTTGTATATATAAGTATATTACAAAAAGAAAAAACAATAAATTTTAAAGAACTTTTTTTAAGAAGCTTTTCCATCACAATGCTTTCCTAAAAATTCGCACCATTTACAATTCTTTTTATTCTGACCAGGTACTTTTGGAAATTGAATATCTTTGAATGTACCATCATCATTAAACACAGTATTTATAAATTCCATAAATTCATCATGTGCTTTGGTAACAGATGGTGCACCATGCGATGGAGCGTGCTTTGATATATAAGGAACTGGAAATGCTGAATCTTCAGGCAACTTCCTTCTCATAATTTGATATTCTACTCTAATTTTAGAAAGTGGAATATTAAATAATTCTGAATAATATTTTTTATACAAAAGGATTTGTGCGTTTTTGAACTTATCCGCCTTTTGATATTGATTCCAACCCATTGTTGATGTTTTAAGGTCAATAATGATAATTGAATTCTCTGCCAAATCTCTAAGTACAATATCAATGAATCCAATAAAATGGACACCTTCTTTTATTTTAGCATTCAATGGAATTTCAATACCAACTAATTCAAATCCTGATTTAGAATAAAACTTATTAAGATTCTTTTTTAACCACTCTAATATTCTTCTACCATCACCATAGAATTCTTCTAATTCAATTTGCTCACAAGGAACACCTTCACTAAGAGCTTCTTTTTCTTTTTTGAAGTTTTCTTTTAATCTATCTAATAATAATTTATCCAAATCAATCTCATCGGCTTGCTTTTTGGATACACCATACATTACTGAAAGATAGTGTTGGATAGTTTCGTGCATTGAACTACCAAAGATAGTGTGAATGTTACCAGAACTTTCACCTAATTTATCTATATAATTTAACTTATATTGTTGCGGGCAGCTACTCCACATTGAGTACTGCGAAAATGATACTTTTGCCATAATGTAAAGATACGAAAAATAGTTGATAATACCAAAACTAAATCTTCAATTTTAGCTTTGTAATTTGTTTAGGGTCAGTACCATACATCTCACATATTTCTTTAATATGTTGTTTACCATTGTTTGTCTGATATAATATATGTACATATTCTTCTGCCTCACCCAAAGATACTTCATATTTTCTAGCTACCAATTCAATAACCCAACCTTCATACTTATCAGCTGAAGCTGGTTTCATATATTTCAAAAATGCTCTTTGTTTTGGAATCAATCCTATTAAAGCAAGATACATTGCTTTTGGTGGAGCTTCTTGTAAATATGGTTGTATATCTGCAATTGTAGTTATCCAATCAGGATTCATAGAAAGAAAACGGAGTATCATATAGTTACTCCATGTCTTTTTATCACTCTCATCAAGCTTATCCCAATACTTTGGGTCTTTGTGTTGAGTTATTGCGTTAAGATGGTCAAATAAACTTTTAGCCATTTGTAATATCTAAATCTAATGAGCGAGTTTCCGCTGCGGTTAATTTATCTTTTTGTTCTAATGCTCTTAATTGCACAGGTTTCATAAGTTCTTGCTCTGCTCCACAATCACCACAAAGATATACCTCAAAAGGTATCATCATATCCTGGTCACCACCATAAGCTAACTTAGATAATTTTCTCATCTTTATAGCTGGTAAAAATGTTTTACCACCACATTCACAAAATACAGGAACTGATGCTGATATATCTACCTTTGGTTGTGGTTGTTGTGGAAGTTCTCCTTGCCCAATAATGTTTGCCATATTATATTAATTTTAAAATTTCTATTAAGGTTGCAGCTGCAATAATTTCTTTATCAATTGCTACCGCAGATTTTGTTACACCATCACCCAATAATAAGATAACACCAGAAGTATTATCTCCAGCATATTCTTCTACCTTATCATAAAGGACTGTATATAATTCTGAAAAATCCGTTGCTTTACTATCAATCAAAGCTTGTCTAACTTTCATATATTTGTTTCGGTTATCATCTTTAGATTTTAATATATCAACAATTTTTAATTTATAATCATTTTCTAATAGATTTTGAACATCTACTTTCAATTTACCTTTATGTGAATTTAATTGACAAGTATTGATAACTTTACGAATATCAGGATAAGATGAATCAATGATTGGAACTAAATCCTTCACATCAAATTCAATACTTTCCGATTTCAAAATTTTACTAATTTGAATTGCTACGTCTTTTTTAGTTGGCGGTATAATCTGAAATGATTGGCATCTACTTTGAATTGGTTCGATTACTTTCTCTACATAGTTACAAGTCAAAATGAATCGGCAATGCTTACTAAATGTTTCCATTAAGTTACGAAGAATGGCCTGAGCGTTTTGTGACATATAATCAAACTCATCCATTATAATAATCTTATATGGTTTGAATCCCATCGAAGAAGCAAAATTCTTTACTTTAGTTCTAACGGTATCAACGTTGTTTTCATCTGATGCGTTGATGATAATATAATCACAATCTAATGAATTTACAATTAACTTTGCCAATGTAGTTTTACCAGTACCCGCTCTACCATATAGTAATAAATGTGGTACATCTCCACTTTCTAAATACCCAGCAACCTTTTCTTTTAGGTGCTCATTACCTACATAATCTTCTAATTTATTAGGTCTATATTTTTCCACCCATAAAGAGTGATTGTTTTCTTCTTGCTGATATTCAAACATAATTTTATTTTATTTTCCAGTTGAACCAAATCCACCTTCACCTCTTTCGGTATTTGATAATTCATCTGCCTCTACAAATTCAATTGGTGGGTAAGGTATAATCATAATTTGTGCAATTCTATCACCTACTTTGTAAAAATCATTTGGTTGGATTTCTTTAACTTTCATCTCATCATACATTCTTTCTCCACCAAATATTTTATTAAATGTAGCTTGTAATTCACCTCTATATCCGCTATCACATACTCCAACTGAATTACTCAATTGTAAACCAGTCTTTCTAACTGATGAACGAGGAAATATCAATCCCACAAATCCTTCAGGTATTTCTAATGCAATACCCATACCATATGTAATTTGTTCAGGCGTATCTGATATAATTGATGTTGCTACTAAATCCATTCCACCATCACCAGGTTTGGCGTATGTTGGAATTATTGCATTAGGATTGAGTTTCTTTATTTTCACTTCCATTTTGTAAGTTTTTAATTGCTTCTCTTTGTTTTTCTCTCATTTCTCTACCTTCATTGGTAAGTTCTCTAGCAAATATTTTAAATAATTTACCACTTTGTCCATTTTGAAAAGTAATGTATGAATTTTCAACATTAGTAATTGTAAAAATTACTTTTGGGTCTTCATTTTTATTCATTTCATCATCTGTCCACGCAAATATTTGTGGTTCATCTTCATCGAACTGAAAACACCATTCGCATTCTTCATACTTCTTTTGTGTTAGTACGATTGGTTCAGATTGTTTTGTTAAAGAACCATCTCTATTTGTATCAATAGTTAATACAGTTTCTTTTTTTGTTTTTTTGCTTTTTGCCATATTGTTTGTTTTTATCTTCCTACTTCTCCTAAATACTTTTGCTTCATTTCTTCCCAACTCATACCAATAGCATCTATGTAAAATAAGTGTTCAGGTTTTAATCTGCCTTCTTCATGCAGTTTTGTATATCTACTTATAGCGTGTTTCTTCCACCATTTGTTAATGTAATCCACACCTTGCTTAAATTTATCTTTAAGGATTAATTGGTCTTCACTAATTCTATCACAAAGGAAATCCGTACCATTCTCATACATCATAGCCATATAAACCCCTCTTTTAAATCCGTGGTGATATTCAGTTGCCTTAATACCACACTCTTTAAAGATTTGCCCTAATATCTTTTGTTTGATACCACTAACAGGTCCGTTAGCTTCATATCCCATATTAGCACCATTACGAGCCCTTTCTTCGGTGATGTTATCTCTATACCAATCTGCACGATTTTCTTTTAACCATTGATGCCAAGGGTCATAATACTTATCATCCGGCTTAATACTAATCTTACCAGCTGATTCACCTAAAGTTTTGAATAAAGGAATACCATTGTATTGGGAATGTATTCCGTAAAGAGAAGTTGTACCTACTGCTATAAGTACATTATCATATTTTGTTTTCCAATAATTTCTAACTTCAGGAACAGTAGTCATCATAGCGATTAACTTACCACCTAAGAAGTTATACCCCAATGGTTGAGTACATACAATAGTGGAAGCAATTGTTGTACAATTCAATTTACCTTTTTGAAATTTATCTTCTTTTGTCCAACCAATATAATTATCTCTTACACCCAATGCGGTTACATCCGATGCTAATGATATTTGTCCTAATAGTTTACCACTGGTTCTATCCTTTACATTAATCTTCACATTACGACCAGGGTTTGCTGTAAAATCCATTGTGTGAATCATACGTCTTACCGCTGCCCACTTAGTAGATTCTTTGGCATCTTCCACAATCTCAACGTAAGGGTCTAACGATTCAATTTCTTTTATCGTTAGCTCCTTATCATTGATATTAGTTGGTTTCCATTGAGAGTCATAATAAGATGCTATTTGGGCTTTAGCCTGAATCATTGACGGTTCTTGCAACTCCACCCACTTTTTGTATAGTGTTTGTTCTTGCACAGACATCGTCATTAGATAGTCCATATTTTCTTTTAACTTTACCTTTTCGGTTTCAAAGTCAAAGACAGGTTTTTGTGGTTCAGTATCCCAAAAGCTCATAATGATTATTTAATTTCTACTAAGTAATAGTTTGAAGTGTAATCACCATCGGTAAAAGATGCGTGTGCTAATCCTTTAGATGAGATTTTTAATGAAGATGATTTAGAACCTTTATTAGCAGTTAAAATTGCTTTCAAATATTTTGCTGAGAAAGCGATTGGTTCAATATCTTCTTTTGCTGTTGTTTCTACAGCGATTGAAATTCGGTTTGAGTTGATTGAAGAATAACCCAAAATGATTTCTGCTTTTTTATCTTTTACAGTAAATGTAAAAGTATCGGCATCAGCCAATGCACCTTTTGATTTGATGAACTTATTTATAAAGTCATCATTCAAAGTTACTTCTGCATTAAATGGTGGAAGTTGTTTTAAATCAGGTACTGCAGGAATCACCGATGGTGCTGCCAACATATATTGTACCTTAGTTCCTTTATCAGAGAACTTAACTGCTCCAGTTACTTCTTCAACTGAAATAGCTTCATCCAATACACTCAACAATCCTTTTAATTGTGATGTAGTATAGATACCAAATTCACCATTTGGAAAATCTTTCTCTGCTACAGTAACATCACCCAATAAGGTTTTGTCATCTGAAATCATTCTTACCGAAAGGTTTTTATCATCAGCTTTAATCATAACTGATTCAATCTCACCACCGAGGTTGTAACGATTGATAAAACCATCAAATTTACTTTTGTTCATAATATACTTTTTATAGTTTAATGTTTAGAAATACAAATATACGAATTTATTTTGAATATACCAAATTAAAATGCAAAGAATTTCTCAGCTGTTTTTGCAGCGGATAATACCTCACCCCATCCCAATGCTCCATAGAAGTCCTCTAACTTCTTCAATAACTCCCTTTCAAAGATTTTATCATAATCAATATATTGATTTACCAATTCCATAATTTCAGGTGCATCGTTATATCCTTTAAATCCAAGTCCTTCCAATCCATATGGGTTTTGTTTTAGATATACCCACTTAATCTTATCACCATCTTTCATTGGTTCGTATTTAGATGGACATTTAAAGTGTACCAATAATTGATTATGTGCAATTGCTGCCTTAACATGCGCAGGAGTTGCTGATGCAAATTGGAACATCGCTGTTTGGTCTTTCTTTTTTGGTAGGTATTTAGATAATTCCTTTACAGCGGAGTTTTTAGCTATTGAAGTAACATCCATCGTTACTAATGCTTTTTTGAAAGCCTGTATTTTATCTGTTAATATTTCTTCATTATCACCTTTTAGAATTTGAATGAGTACCTCACCCATAAACTTACGAAACTCAGCCGGATATGATGAACGTACTACGTCCAATCCCTTAACATCTAATCTATCCATTGGAATACCATTCTCTGCAATAATCCATTGAGCGTATCTTTTCTTAGCAATCCATATACCACTTCGAGATACAAACTCTTTTTTAATTTGGAATCGGTGTTTTTCTTTCGCTACATTGAATATCTTTTCAGCTAATACATCATAAAAATTATTTAAGAAATCTTGCGTTTCACCGGCAATACTATCTACTAATAGTGCAATTTCTTTATCTTCTTTTGTTTTCCAATCAGGGAATCTATGGTCTAAAATAGGAACTGCTGAAAAGAATACCGAATCAGTATCAATGTAGATGTTGTAATCACCGCCTTTTGTTCCTAATTCTTTGTTGTATTTAATATTAGCCATATCCGCAGTTGATTTAATTACGGTCTGACCTGTTAGTGTTACAGCCTCAGCGTTATCCACATCATAGAATCGGAAAGCAGGTAATCCCAATACTCCATATAAAGAGTTCAATAAGATTTTTTGTACAAGCTGTCTTTTCTTATAGAAAGCATACTTGTCTTTATCACCTTCCTCACCATACTTTTTTTCTAACTTACGGAATTCCACACGCTGATTGAACCATAAATCCAAAATATCAGGGATACAACCGGGCTTATCAGTTTTATATAATACACCATTTGATGCTACCGAACATTTAGCTTCTTCAAATAGTTTCTTTAAGTTTTCTTTTGTAATTTGTCTATCACCGATTGTGTACATATCCACCTCACCCTTCATAAATTTTTGTGCATCCCAATCATTAATCTTACCAATCTTAGTTTCAGGACTGATGTTTACAGTCATAATGATTGATGGATATAGTGATGTCAAATCCAAGTCATAAATCCAATCGTACTTACCAACAATAGGTGCCTTCACATAAGCTCCAATGAACTTTTCTTCATTGTTCTCTCTAATGGCTTCCATACGTTCTTGTCTATCCGCAGGTTTGTTTGGTGCTACAATATTTTTACGTTTAAGGTAAGTAAGCATTGCACCCTCTAAGTATTTAGATGAGTAAACAAAATCTTCATAAGGAACGTGACCGGCATGGCATATACCTCTACACAAATCAATAAATTGTAATTTTCTATCTAACGAAACTACCAGGTCAACGTCAATTAAGTTATACTCAATAAACTTTTCAATATCTTCTTTGAATAGAATATCTAAACTACCTTTATATTCAATTTTACCACGTCCCAATTCTTTCATTGAGATATTATCCAATCGGTAGTTATCTAATTCTGAGTATGTGTATGTACGATACAATTGTAGGTAGTCCAAATAAGATACCCCTGCCATAAAAAATCTCTTACGATATGGTGACCAAAAACATTCACCAATTGGAGATAATCTATTAGCGTGCTTAGCACCCAATAATCTTTTAATGCGATTGTATAAGTAAGGAGTATCAAAGTAATCAATGTTCCATCCCGTAACAATTGTTGGATTGATATACTCATATAATTCCAAATACTTTAGAATCATATCTCTCTCATCACTAAATGGAATTACAGTACGATTACCCGTCTTTCTTTCACTTAACTTACCAGCCTTATCCATAATTAAAACCCAATAATGGTCAGTTGCCCCATCATGTAAACCTATCGCTGTAAGTTCATTCTCTGCTTTCTCAACATCAGGCAGACCTGTTTCCATTTCAACCTCAATATCATATGTTAAGGTAATATGTCCTTCTGATGGTATATCCGAATCGGTATATGTATCAACTAATACTCTAGTTGTTTCAGGCACATCACTTTCAAATAATTCAGGATCATCTTTTTTGAATTTCCATATCTTAGTAAGTCTATCACCATAAAGGGATACATACTCACCTCTATCAGCTTTCTCATAAGCATATCTACTATATGGGAATGTGCGGTATCCCAATTTGTCATCCCAAATGTGCACTAAATTCTTTTCTCTTTGATAATAGCAGTTTTGATACATCTATTCACTTAATTTTTTATGTAATACAGAAAACATTTTTGTATCGTTTTCTGATAATTCATTTGCTCTTTTTAATGCTGCCAATTCTCTCTCACTTCTATAAGTATCGTCATCCAATATCTTATCAAGCAATTCAAACAATTCTTTTTGGTTATTAAAAAACATACCATTTGGGTCTATTTCTCTATAACAATCGGAATTATGAAATATCATAGGCGTTCCATTCATCATACAATCCGTTGCCGATACGCTCCATCCATAATTTGTTTGTAATGGTTGTATTCCTACCTTACACAATTGTAGCTTTTCATAATATTCTTGCTTTGATGCCAATTTTGTTATATCAAACCAAGGTAGCATTTTATCTTTCTTTTGATATTGCGGCACCCACACTTTGAAATCTTGCCTATGTTTTTTGTAAGCTTCCATATAACCAACAAACTTATTATAATTCTTATATCCAGCCGTTCTATGATTGAATACAATTATGTTATGCTTATTTGGATTTGGTTCTGATATGATTTTATCTTTGATTACTCCCAAATTCCAAACACATAACTTTTGGTCTAATTGCTTTAGTACATCATCGCCAAACCATTTTTTTGCTTCTTCAATAACTTTGTTCTTTTGGTCTTGTGTATTAATAAAGCAAGTATCCATTTGTAGTACACCCAATATTTCATTTGGTAGCCAAAGTTCTTTTGCTTTACCAGGTCTATTATCAATTCCGTTACAATGACTCATTTCCCACCAATGACAATACCCAATTATTTTTGTATCAACAGTTTTCTTATATCTACCAACCACATTCCAATCAGGCAAATGTGAATAGATAATATCATAATCTGTATTCTTTAATACCCCAACTAATTCTTCAGATGGAAAACATCTTTGGTTCATCATATCACCTGGTATAGGAACTTCAATTTGCTTAATGTTATCTAACATATTAAGCTTTGCACATACATTACCCTTTGGCATTATCACATACCAAAAATATTCACCATAATTGTTTAAGGCATTAACGTGATTGAAAAGGACATCCACAAAGGAGTCCTTTTCAATATTTGAGTAGTTAGTAATATTTGGTATTACTAATACTTTTCTTGCGTTATGGTAGTTTACAGTTGTTTCCCAGAATGTACTCATATTAGATTGATAACAATTTTCCTATTTTTTTAATTTGCTCAGCATTTAATCTACCAGATTTATTTTGCAAAGCCTTAACTAAATCATCATAATCCATACCAGATGATTTATCTCCATTACAATCAGAACATAGAATTTGTAAATTATCCTTATCGGTTTTACCATTACCCTTAACAGGTAAAATATGGTCAGCTTCAATTTCACCTCTAGTAATTTCTTTACCACAACCAGCACATTTATAATCTTGCTCAGCCCAAGCGGTAAGTACATCATCCTCATCAAATTTAGTTCTCACTTCACCAATAGTAATTCCAAAAGAATCTAAATTGAATTTGGATTCTATATGTTTGAGTATGAATTCATAGTCATCAATACGAGTACCACCACCAAATACCTTATTTGCTGAGTATTCTAATGCATCTACATCAGTAGATTCCGTTCCTTTACGAATAACTACTTTTCCGTTTTTGATTTCATATCGTTGGTATGGTTTATGTTTTACTTTAATACCACTAACAATCTTGTCAAATTCATTTACTAACTTTTTGTAATCTATTACAATTTCTTTTTTAGGGTATTGAGATTCTAACCATCTGAAGAACATACAATACTTTAACATTCTGTGTGCTGTCCAATATCCTTTACCTTTTCCTTTTACTCCAATTAATGAAACAATCATTTCATTAAGTTTCTTTAAGTCAGATTTAACTTTCTTTGAAATAGAAGAATTCAATCCGAATGTTGATAAACCAGCTTCAGTTGAAACTTCATCTTGCTTATATAAGTTGTTCCACGCATCATTACTACCTTCTTCCCATGCAGAATCTAAATGGATTTGGTAAGTTAATGCGGTAACAAACGCATCGGTTTCTCTCTTTATTCCTTTTAATGAAATTAAACTCATTTTACCACCACTATATTGGTTGAATATTCTATATGGAGAACAATCAACAGAACCATAAGCTCTACATAGTTTTGCAATTTCTGCATTGTATGCATTTCTACGTTCAGCTGCTGTTACTATATTAAGGTTGTTCAATGTTATGAATAGATTTCTAGCTTCCTTATCAGTTAAGTTATAATGTCTTACGACAAAGAAGTAATTGTTTTCCGAAAGGAATTTTGCTACAATTGGTTCATCGAACTGAATATCAGTCCAAGTTTTATTACCTAAATTATAACTCTTACCTTCAAACTCAAAGGTAAATCCTTTTGGGGTTTTTAATAAACCTTTGAAGAAGTTAAGGATTGTTCTTGTTCGGTGTCCACCATCAACAATTTCCCATTTTTTCTTTGCTGGGTTATATCTATGATGGATTGGTTGGATGAATTTACCGGTCAAGAAAGCAACGATTAATGCCTTTTGCCAATCATCACCAGTGTAACCTTTAGTACCATCTAATTTGGTATAAGGTCTTTGATATTCAGGAGACTTATCCAAAGTTCCTGCATTTTCTAAAGCCAACATATCAGCTCCAGAAATAAGTTGTGGTTCAGTATTAGAATCCACGCGATTTTGTGACAGTGTTTCATTCACTGCTTTCAGTTTTGATGTTTCCATCTTTTGATGCAATTTTATCCTCTCTGCTTGAGTTTTTTATTAAATTTATCCGCCTCTTTTTAGGGGCTACAGCGGTACTTCCCTCTATTTTGTTAAAACAAATATACGAATATTTTTCGATATTGCAAAACTTTTTTATAACTTATTGATTATCAACACGTTATGTATTACCAAAAATTGGTAGCACCTTCAGGTGCTTCGTATGTAGTTAAATGATGAACTATTTCAGTATTGAAAGATGCCGTATCTTTTGGATATGGTTTAATTTCATGCTTCAATCGTTTCATCAAATCCTTTTTTTCTTTTTTATCTTGAGCAAGTATCTGAACATATCTATGCTTTGGTGGTTCTTCCCTTCTCCAAAACTCTTTATATCCTTGCTTACCAATTTCTAATTTCAAATGGTCTAAGTTGCCACTACCCCACATTGAGAATACTGTCCTACTATGAATCCAATCGTATGGGTCTTTTTGTAATGATATACCCCAATTAGGCATCAATGCAATATCGGTTGATAATCCCTGATAAATCCAATTGGTAGCTTGATAAATTCCGCCTAAATGAGCTTGTCCATTATCAGCATATGAAAGTAATACTTTAATATTCTTATCATTTTCTTTTAACCATTTGAAAGATTGTCCTAATGCATAAGATTCAATATTAGAACCATAACCATCATCACAATATAAACGAGTTAATTCTAAAATGTTATCTTTGGTTAATCCTTCACAAATAGAAGTTGATGCCTTTGCTCCAACAGGAAAACCATAGATTAAACAACCTATAAGTTTATCACCATCAAAAGTACTAGAATCTTCAGCTTTATAGTAAATTCCAATTGCGTATCTACAAGCTGTCCAAGCATGAGTATAGTGTTTCTTTACAATCATATCTTTAGCGATACTCTTTGCTATTGGAGCAACATATACTTTAGATACATCACAATATTGTTTACCTTCTACTTTCATTATTACCAATACTTTTTACCATCTTTTTTAGCATCCTTCTTAGCATCAGCTGCTTTTTCTAAGATTGATTTTTTCTTTTCTAACTTTGCTTCCTTTTGCTGCTTCTTCATCATTTTATCGTAACCTGCTGGAAATTTGTTTATGACTTCTATTGGTCCATTTGGAAATTTCTTTAAATCATATTTCCAAATAGATTCAGTTCCATCATCATCTTTATAGGTTACTTCAAACTTTACAGGTTTATCAGGAGTTTTTTCAGGCCACCTTCCCATATATTAATTTTATACAAATATACGAAATTATTTTGAATCTACCAAATCTATCGGGTCCATCTTATATACCTCATCAATAATATCCAACTCTACTTTTGGATAGGGTAAGACCTCATGTTTAAGCGATTTTAAGAGTGCTTTTTTCTCCTTTTTATCTTTGGTTAGAATATACACATATCGGTGCTTACGTGGTTCTCTTTTAATCCAGAATGGGCTTGTAACCATTGTCTGAATTATCTTCGGGTCATTCGTTCCGTACTTTACATAAGAAGTCCGAGAATGATGCCATTCATCATCTTCACTCCATTTGAAAGACCAACTATCTGACCATCTGATTTTATTACCCTGATATATCCAATTCGTAGCTTGATATACCGTTCCTAAGTGCCCAGCGTTTGGGTCTGAATAAGATATTAGGGCTTTGATACGAGGTACATTAGTTCTTAACCACTCGAAAGTTTGTCCAACAAACCAACTCTCAATGTTACTACCATATCCATCGAATACGAATAGTCTTGTCAATTCTAATACACCATCTCTAGGAAGTAATTCGGAAATTGATGCGCCGGCATTTCTACCAACCGGGTCACCATAACAGGCTACTCCAACTAATTGTTCATTCACTCCACTAAAGAAAGAATGTTCTTCATCAGAAAGATAAAATAAGCCTATGGCATAGGATACCTTTGTCCATATCCCACTGTAATGGTTATTGACAATAATATCCTTTGCAATACTTTTATTTATTTCTCTTATTGAGAATTTAGATATGTCACAATATTGTTTACCTTCTACTTTCATAAGCTACCAGACCAAAATTCATTTAGATGCGCCCAAGTTTTTCTTTGGACAATCTTTATTACATTGGCTGGGGAAACTTTATTGTTCCTTGCAATCACCTTTACGTTTCGGTGACCCATATTCCATAATCTTCTGATGTTTAGAACTTGCTCATCTGTAAGTTTAGCTGCAGGATGAGTTTGTCCTCTTAAAATAGCCATGTAACCTTTATTAATTAATTTTATTTTAAACCTTCGTTAATAGCATTTGTATATGCAATTTTAGAAGAAAGGCCAGTAAATCTTTCTATTAACTGTCCATCTTTTTCAATAATTACAACTGGAATTGATGTAATATTATATTGTTGAGTTTCTTCTGGGGAATTATCAACATTATATTCCATATATGTTATTTTTCCTTCAAACTCTTTTACGATACTCTCTAATACAGGCTTTAGTGCTCTACAAGGACCACACCATTCTGCTCCAAATTTTTTAACTACTACGCTCATTTTTTAAATGTTTAAATTGTTCTTCTATCTTTATGTTTCCAGCTTCATGCTTTGGTTCGTAAGGACAGTGTCTACATCCACTCCCACAACAGTAGCCACGCTCTATGTGGTATTGTGGTGTAAACACTATCTTACTACCTTCAAAGTAATACAGCTCCTCTCTTTGTTTATTTAACTTCACAAGCTCCCCCTGCACATGCCAACTCACCACTTAAGTCAGTTGTATCTTCCAACTCTATAACTTTACTTAAATCAACATCATGCAATGTCTTCATAAGTTCTTCATACTTTTCTTTAGTACAATCTTCAAATGGTGCTTGAATGTAAGTTCCACCATCGTAAGGTAATACTGAAAGTCCGTTGTAGTATTCTTTATTTTCCCACATCCATTCACCAACTGCTTTCCACTCATGCTCTCTAATAGAAATAGTTGCTGATACATTATGTGTATTGTTACCGCTTCTATGACCAGGCTTAACCCACTCACTATGTACCTTCTTAACTCTTTCCAATAATTGAATTGGAGATTCAGTACGGAAGATTGAACCTTCTGGTGCTTTTTGTGGAATACCAATCACTGCCGTATCATGTGGTCTGAAATATTCATCTTCTACTAATTCAGGATGATGTAATAATAAGTGAGAATAAATTGATTCATTCTTACCAACTCTTACTCTACGAATATAATAATCATTGTGCCAAGCGTGAATACCAGATGATGTACCTAAAGTTAATGATGTTGTTCCAGCAGGCTTTACAGTTGTACATCTAGCTGAAGCGTTAATACCAATTAAATCTGCAACTCTTTTGTTTTCTTCTTTCACAACTTTAGCTGCTGCTTTCATATCATGCTTTAAAATAGCACCACTTCCAATACCTGTCATAGATACTCCAATTAGGGCATCCTTTTCAGTTGTTCTTTGCCAAATTGGTCTTAGGTAATGGAAATCAGTATATCCAGCCTGAAGTGTTCCAATAAATGCTGCTGCTTTAACTCTTGCTTCCAAATCAGCTTGGTCTGTAATATCACTTACGTTTACTTCACATAAGTTACAGAACTGATAAGGTCTTAATGCAATCTCACAACAAGGGTTAGTTCCCCAATCTTTATCATTTGATAAGTAGATACCAGGTTCACCAGCTCCACTTGCTTCAATTCTTTTCCAAAGGTCTAAGAAATACTCTTTAGTAATTTTATGTCTCATTAGGACTGCTGAGTTATTTGCTCTACCTCTTTGTGGGTTTGTTTCCCACCATGCACCACTCTTACAACTAATCATCTTCTCATCGGTTGCTGAGAATAATGAAATAAGTGCTGCTCTACGAATACCACCTGCTAATACTGCATCAGCGATATGGCAAATTATATCATGTACTTCAATTGGCTCTAATTTGTCACCATCGTTCTTTGAATCTAAGATACCTTCTACTTTAATCAAGCACTCTTTAAGTGGTTGAGGACCAGGTGCTTTACCGCCAGATGTAATCAAACGGGCTCCTTTTGGTCTAATATCTCTAAAATCAAATACAGGTTTACTTCCACCAAAAAAGTATGCTTTCATTAATACTAATACTGCATCTGCCCAACCTTCAATAGAATCACCAATAAGAAATCTTCTTGTCTTATCTGCATTTGGTTTTCTAATTTCAGGCAATTGGTCAACGTGATGCTTTTGTACAGAGTAACCTACACCCGTTCCACCTAATAGTAAGAACATAATTTCTGAGAATACTCTCCAATCATCTGCTGGAGCGAATGCGCAGTTATAAATTCTATTTGGTGAAATTTCAATTGGTTTACCAGCAAATTGCATTGAACGCATAGATGGTAATACCTTTTTATCATACACGAATTTATAGTTCTCTTTAATTTCTTTTTTTAAGTTTGGAAACTTCTTAATATGCATATCCATATTACGAGTAACCAATTCTTCCCATGTTTCTCTCCTTTGTAATTCCGGTTGGTACTTTGCGTACTTCATATACACCGTAATGTCTGATAAAATTCGTGTTGAAATGTCCATTGTTTTGTAAAAATTTAAATGTTTGTGAGTTTGATTTTTTTCAAGAAAACCTGAAAATAAAAAAATAAATATAAGGTCTCTCACCAAACGATTCAATTTTGTGGATAAAAAATCCACTTTTCTTTAATTTTTTTGGTGTCAAAATTCTAACCTATTAAAACATATGAAAAGGGGAGATGTACTCCCCTATCATATTAAGCTGCTTTTTGCTCTTCTGTTGAAGCTTTCTTATAAGCAGTTACTAATTTCTTCAACTCACCAATAGCTTTTCTAGCTCTTGATTTGTTTACTTTCTTAGTTCCATTGTGCTCTGCTTCAAATGTTGTAAACAAAGCCTTCATCTTTTCAAATAATTCTTGACTGTTCATAGTTTTTGTTTTTTAAAGTTTAACCTAACCCCGTATTGGTATTTGGTTTATTACCAACCGGCATTGCTTCCATATATTTTTTATGTAACAATTGTCTTTCCATTTCGGCACCATTTGCACTTTCTTTAGTTGCTATCATTCCATCTGCTGATGTTGCTGTATAAACATCCAAAGTACCATGCGTTGTATCCATCTTTGCTGGGAATGTGATACCATCCTGTCCGAATCTATTTTTCATAACATGCACCCTAGCGGTGTTGTTCAATTTATCTTTTGCTTTTCTACTCAAACTCATAATGAAATCGGCGTTCATTACTTTAGCGTAAGAATCTGCAATCTTATCTGCTTCAATAACTTCCGAATCAATTGCTGAACGATTTGTTTGTGATGCTGTCCAAACCGGCAATCCTAACTCACCACCCAATCCTCTTAAATCAATATACACACCACCTTGCTCAGCGTATGTACTATCGGTTTTGTTTGAATGTGATAATAACAAATCAGCGTAATCCACAATAACTAAATCGGGCTTATTACCGGCTGCTATCATCTTTTCTAAGTGAGCCTGAATTGTTTTTGAACTCGCTGCTTTCGGTGGGAAGTATTTGATTTTAAGTTTACCTCTTAGTTTTTTCAAAGATGATAATACTTCTTCTTTCTTATCAGCCAATTCATGCGATGCTATATGTGAGAATACTGTATCGTATCTTAATCCCACATATTCTTGCGATAATTCTAATGAGTAATGTACTACAGTCTTTCCAGCTCTTACAGCTGCTGCTCCTAAAGCACATAATACCCAAGTCTTACCAACACCAGAAGGTGCTACCACAACTCCCAATTCACCAGGTCCCAATCCACCATTCATCAATTCGTTAATACATTCCCAATCAGTAGCAACAGTATCTCTTTTTGTTTCATCATATCTTCTTTCAAAGTCTATGAGATAATCCATACCTAAATCAGAATCAACACCAACCTTCATTGCCTTATCAACCAACTCTTTGATTTTATCATAGTTGCCTGATTTTAGTAAATCAATTGATTGTACGATTACATTCTTTAAGTTTTGATTAATACAAAAAGATGTGAACTCATCTTTAATATAGTCTAAATCAGTATTACCAATTTGTCCATATACTTCTTTAAGTTGCCCTACGATTGTTTTTTGTAGAGATTGATTTTCAAGCTTAGATACTTGAACTTTGAATACATCCAACGAAGGTACTTTATTGTACTCTTTATGATGGGAAGTAATTTCTTCAACTATCCATTTATTAGCTTCCGATTCAAAGAACTTTTTATGGATGACATCAGAAAGTGTATCCATCATTCTTTCATCGGAAAGTAATGCTGCAATAGTTTTTGTTTGAAATGATTGCCCGTATTTTTGTAATGTATCTTCGCTGTGCATTTATATTAATGATTTACAAATATACAATAAAATAATTGTTTTACCAAATTATTTTACTATAATGTTTGTATATGTTGATTTTAACCAGTCATTAATATCCTTCCAATTTTGTAGAATCTTATACTTCATAGCTGCTTTTATGAAATCCATTTTGTCAAACTTTTTGTTTGGTTCATCAAAACGGTCATTAATCTTCAGCTTTGTGTTTGTATTTATATGTGGTTCTTGCAATTGCATGATTTGTCTATTTCTTAACACATCATTTTTAGCTGCAAGTATATCTTCATAGATTTTAGCTTCTCCCTTCTTATTTTCACATAGTTGAAAGAACTCATCAAAAGTAATTTCTCTATCTTCTGATAGTTCAGGAAATCTTTTAAGAACAGTCTTTAATCCACATCCTTTAACGCCAGGCACATTATCTGAATTATCTCCATCTAATGTTCTGAATAGTAAAAGATTTTGTGGATACATTCCCCATTCTTCTTTAACCATTTCTCTATTGTATAATTTCTTTTTTGTTGGTGAATAAACAAAAGTCTTTTCATCAACTAATTGTAAGAAATCTTTATCGGTAGAAACAATATAACATTCTTCATCTTCTGCTAAAACGTGCTTAGCTATGTGTCCGATTACGTCATCTGCTTCTATACCATCATATATCATTGTTGTAATAGGTAATGAATCTAACAGGTCATTCAACCAAACGAATTGACGTTTCATTGAAAGTTGTTCATCTTCTTGAGTCATCATATCAGGGTACTGACGATTAACTCTGAATCTATTCTTACCTCTATCAGCTTTGTAGCCTTCAAATAATTCTTTTCTTCCTTTAGCTCCACCCTTACCATCAAAAGCAAGGATAACTCTAGTAGGATTAAATTGGCGGATTTGACTTCCGATTGAATTTAATGAACCAATAACTCCACCCGTATGCTCACCATTCTCATTCATTGTAGGATTGGTAGTCCAGCTACGGATGAAGGTATTGAGTCCATCTATGATAAGAACTCTACCATTCCTTACCCTTTGGGCATTAGATTCATGTTCAGATTCTACTTCATTGAGTAATTTTTTGTATAATTCTTTCATATTGTTTGTAACATTTATTAATCACCGATTACTTCTGAGTCTGTCACCAAACTATCAGTATCTAATGAATCTTTTTTGTATTGTGAAATAGTTGCTTCGCAAATCCTTTTATAGATTTGTTCTTTTACTTCCTGATTAGCTTCTAATGTAGAAGGAAAATCTTTGGATTGAAATTTAATAACTTCACCTGAATCAATATCAATATATTCATACCAAGCTCCGCTTTGTTTTACAATACCATTTTCTTTCATAATTGCTAACCAAGCACCGTAGTTATCAATACCTCTATCAAAGAAGATATCGAAATCGGCAGAACGTAATGGTGGTCCCATTCTATTCTTTACAACCTGACATCTTACTTTAATACCTACGATTCTTTCATTACCATTCTCCTTCGCTTTGATTGTACCCATACTCTTTAATCTCAAACGAACCGAAGCGTGGAAAGCGATTGCTTTACCACCACTTGTTGTCCAAGGGTCAGAGAATGGCATTGCGTTCATCTTCTGTCTTAATTGGTTAGTGAATACTAATGTAATCTTTTGTCTTCCAATTAAGTTAGTAATTTTACGCATTGCTTTGGAAATGATAATAGCCTTATCAGTAGCGTAACCATCTTTTCCGTAATCAGCTTCCATTTCTTTTTCAGTAGATGCAGCGGCAACGGAATCCACTACAATCGTTACATACTTATCTTTGGAATTTGTTCTTACTTTTTCGATGATTGTTTCGGTGTACTCAAAACATTGTTCAACAGTCTCAGCTGCTACATACAATAGTTTCTTAGTATCAACTCCGATAGCTTCTAAGAACTCTCTACTTACGGCGTTTTCAGTATCAATCAACACAGCAATACCACCTAACTTTTGTGTTTCGGCAAGTAAGTGTGCTGAAAGAAGTGATTTACCACTTTGTTCAAGTCCTGTCACTTCGGTAATTCTACCAACAGGCAAACCCCCATAAGGTCTATTAGAGATAGCCACATCTAACATTGATGCTCCGGTTGAAATCCAACCATCTACATTTGTTGGTGCACCATCTTCATCTAAGAAGAATGCTACTCTCTGGTCTTTTGATTGTTTGTTTAGGGATTCAGCAAGTACTTCCGCTAAATCTACCTCTTTGGTAATTTTTGCCATATTCTATTAACTTATTTATTATGAATTGAAAAGGTCATCAAATGCTGCTGCCACATCATCTAATTTTTTAGCTGGTGCTGCTGCCGGCTTTGATGGAGTTGTATCGAATGGTGCTTCATCATCATCGTTAGCAGTTGATGAAAGTGTTTCAGCTGATACTGATTTTTCATCTTCTGATTGTGCTGATGGATTTAACCAACCTTCTAATACATTTTTCAATTCTGCATAAGTTAATTCTGAATAAAGTTCAGTAATTTCTTTTTGAGAATTTAAGTACTTATCCGTTTCTTCTTTAGATGTTGCTAAAGGAGTTTCTTTTGGTTTAACACGGATTGTTGTTACAGGGTAAGAAGTACCACTGTCTTCAGCAGATACTACTTCAACAGTAATATCTCTACCTTCATTTGGGTCAGTAATATCACCATAATCAGGGTCTGCCATATAACCAAGAATTTCTTGATATACAGTTTTACCAAAGCCCCAAAAACGAACACCTTCACCTTCTTCACCTCTTACCAATACTGGTACGAAAGTTCTAAGTTTCGGCTCCATCTTTTTTGCTGCTTTCCAATCTTCCTTATCACCCATTCTTTTAAGTTTATCAGCAAACTCAACGATAGGGTCAGGTCTGCCAAAACTCATCGGAGATAAGTAAGTTTTGTTGTTGATGTTGTAGTGAAAATAAAGTTCAATAAAAGGATTTTCTTTATTGAATTTGTAAGGCACCAATCTGATTGTGTGTTTGCCTGGTGCTGGCTTCCAAAGTTCTACAGTTGTTCTTTGGGTGTTTTGCAGTTTGTTAAGTCTGCTCTTAATAGCATCTAAATTAATTGCCATGTCTTTTAAGTTTTAAGAGTTTAAGTTTTAAAACGTTTATGTTTTAAGGTTGGATTATAGTGTCTTTCCTACACTTCCGTTACATATATAAATATAAAGGAGATACAAATATACAACAAGTTTTTGATATTTCCAAATATTTTTTTGAGTATATTTTTAAGGAAAATTATGTAACAAATATAGTAAAAATTTGTGACAAAACCAAATAAAAAAGGGGAATTAATTTTCCCCTTCTTTTGTGTATAATAATGATGTTCTATTTGGATATTGTAGATGCTTCTTTAAAATATCAGTTTCATTGTCATCTATAAACTCTCTTAGTTTAATTTCGTTTTTAGTACCAATTTGTTCTAATGTTATAATAGTAAAATTACGCCCGCCTTCCATTTTTTTAGTTTCTGTTTTCACAACTTTGTATTTATTATTAGATGGTAAAAGTACTTCATGTTGACCAGACCAACTTCCAAAATCATCACCAACCATACTATTTTTATTTTTAGCAGATACATTATCCACATTTGCATTCATACAAAATCCATTGAATGTATTTTTTGAATTTACCACTTTTATTATTATAGATTGGTTATTTGATTTATTTACCAATGCGTTTGCGTTACCAACATTATTAGCAAATTCAGTAGCTGTTGTTACATCAAATGAAAATGAAGATATTGGTAAATCAATAGTACTACCTTCTTTAAAAGATTTCATAAATTTAGAATAATCAGAAGAATTCATAGCCATACCTCTATACAACGCATTTGTATGAACTGCAGGTGGTGGGTCTGATTTTAACATTTCATCAATTCTATTTAATGCATCTTTATTTATCATTGATTGATATGAGAACATATCATTTATATAATTCTTATTTTTCTTAGCTTGCGCTTTAACCCATTTAGCTTGATTTTTATCATTAGCTTGTGAAATATCTACAAAAGAATTATCCTTATCATCACCCTTTTCTTTTTTAATAAAATTACGAAGTCCACCATCTACAGTTGTTGGATTTTCTAATTCACTCTGCATTGTTTTATTCCAATCATCATCCGAAAGGTTTTTGTATTTTAATGGATATGCTAATTGTAAACTTGATAATTCATCCATACTATCAAGTTCATTATCCCTTCCAAAAAGAATAGTATTTCCTAATCTAGACAATACAAACTCTGTTAAATTTTTAAAACCCCACTCTTTTAAATCTTCCTCATTTGGAGTAAATCCAGATATATCAAGAAACATTTCAGGATGTGATAATACTCTGTTTACATCTATCTTAAATTTGTTTGCCACCTTTGCTACTTGTGCCGGAGTAAATGTTTCACTACCTATAATTTTATGCTTTATTTTTGTAAGTGCATTTGTTATATCTTTAGTAGTATCTTTATTATATAATTTGGTTTTATCCGTTTCAGCTTTAGCTACTTTTTTATCTGCTTGCGTTTGAATTTCATTCGGGTCAATTCCTTTCTTAATTACATTTGCTTGTTTGTTTGAACTATCGGAATATACTTTGTAATAATAATCATCTGGAGTAACTCCATCAGGTGCATATTGTTTTGTTTCTAAATCTGATAAAATTAAATTAGCCATTAATTCTGATACAGATTGCTTTCTACCATCTTTATCTTTTATTTTAGTAGTTGCTCCTAATTTATTTATAAGATTTAAATCGATACCATATTCGTCAGCAGTTGTTTTTATTATTTCTGGAGTTATATTTGATTGATAGAATCTAACATCCCTTACAATCTTACCATTTTTATTTTTTCTACTAAGAGTAATTAATGTATCACCATATTCTGCAGTACTGATTGCTTTTGCCGTTTCATCCGATGGTTCATTTTTTTTATCAATTGTACCACCTCTTTCCTTTTCGTAATCACCTTTAAATAAGTCAGAGGATTTTGGCGTTTCTACATCCTTTCCCTTTATTTGAGGGTTTTCATGTGTACCATTTTTAACTGCTGTATCTAAATTATCTTTGGTATCAAAATATACCAATTTACCCGTTTTTTTGGATATTGCAGAAAAATCCGTTGTTTTTGGTTTAGCTTCAAATAATTCCCTAAGTAAAATCATACATATAAATATAAAGCAATAAAAAAGGGAGTATTTAACTCCCTTTCTTTTATGCTAATAAAGAGTAATACTCCTTAAAGTGTTTAATTCTATCAGGCAATCCAATAGTACCGCCATTTACTCTTTTAGTAATAGATGTTACAACTGCATCAGTTGCACCACCATCAGCCATTATATGTAGTTTATTCTTATTGAAGAACCAAGCTGCTGATAATAATGCGTATTTCTCAGCTACCACCTGTGGGTTTGCTGTTACATCTTCTCCGATTGATTTACCAAATGCAGTGTAGTTATCTCTTCCTGTTAATTGAATAAATCCACGGCCACAAAACTTTGCACCATCTCCAGAAGATTCAGGTCCGTTACCCATTCTACCACCATATACTAAGTTTGCAATCTTTTCAGGCTTTCTAGCA